TTAGAGTCAACATCTTGGATAACAGCACATCGCTTAATCCCGCCAAATTTAGCGGGCATAGAAAGAACAAGTGTTTTAAAATCTTCAACAGTAACAGCGCGATTTTGCGCGGAGTGTGCTCCAGATATTAATTCTCTTAACTCTCTGGTTGTAGGTGCGGACACATCCCCTTGAATAGGGCTTGGATTTATTACCTCAAGAGATCCACGCACTGTCGCTGATGTTGTGGAAACAAGTGTATCGGGGTTTGCAAACTGAAATGATGTATTAGTTACTCTATTAACACTACCTGCGGCAGCGTTAGAGTTCTGCTGTGTGTTGGCACGATAAGATACAGTTAAGGTAGTATTGGAGGGACCAACACCAAACTTATCACCTTTAATTAAGATCGTGGGATCCATTGCTTGATCTGTTACATATGTTTTGGAGTGAAGGTTCAAAACCAAGTCTCGTGCCTCCGCTAAACTTGGCGAATCAAGTTGAGAATCTGAGCCGTATCCAAATATAATCTGCGTGCTTCCGGCAAGTCTTTTTCTAACAAATCTTCTTGGGACAATAAAAGGCTTAATAATCGTAGGTGCCTGAACATTTGTCGTTGCATCATTGTTTACTACAGGAACATAAATTGTATTTTGAGATAAGTGTTCTACCTCATAATATTGTTTGCCTGATGAATCAAAAATAGAAATTATCTCTGTGACATTTGCGTCTGCGAGAGTTAGAGTGGTAAATCTTGCGAAATTACCAATCTCAAATGTTCTTTCTCTCAATTCACCAGAAACAACTTGTCCAATTGTTTTAATAGCATATTCAACGGGTACACCAGTTGAAGAATTTGTGGTTGCAACAACAGTTTCATTTGTTGTATCAGCAAAATCAACATCCTCTAACAGTGTAAACAAAGAACCATTTGTTGCTGAAAATGTGCTCCCTGCTCTAAGTTTTGGAGCATATGCTAAATCTGGTCCTGTGTTTGAAGAATTTACAGGAACTTTGATGTATAAGTTTACCTGTCCATAAGTGGCGCGAACATTATCATATTTAAAACCAACAGCGTCTCCGTGTTTGATAATATTGTTGTATTCGATGGCAGTTGATAAAAAGCTCTCATTTGCTTGATAATCAAGGTAAAAAGATAAAAGATCCCCAACATAAGAGACGGCATCAACCATCAATGCGCCAAAGCCAGCATCAGAGAAGTCTCTAAATGTCTCTGGGTAATACCTTCTGGCATGCTCAATAAGCTGATTCTTGATTGAGGTAAAATCTCTACTGAGATAGTTTACTTTGACATTTTGTCTTTTATCTGCCACTTAAAGATGTCTCCTGTTATGTAATTATTTAAATAACTAAATTTCCAACACTAAAGTATCAGAAATAAATGCTTTTGGAATAGAGTAGTTAATTGTAATGCCTACAAAGTTTGATTCACTGGACGGATCAAGTTCAACAAAATTGAAGTCTGTTTTTTCTTGTGAGAACTGAATCGATTTTATAGAAACGTATGGAGCATAAAGTGCCACCTGTTGTCTTATCTTCTGCCTAATGGTTTCAAAAAGAGAGTTGCTGGCGTTTTCAAAAATATAAGTTCTAAGACCAACTCCAAAGCCCGGAATCATAACTCTCTCACCGGGGTTGGTAAGAATAATCATTTTAAGATTTTGTCTTGCTACCTGTTGAAAATTTTTGGTGGTAGCAAATCCATCAACTTCATCTATGGATAATGGTAGTTTTGGTGATAAACCGGGCACTCAATATTACTCCTCTTATAAATAGTATCAAGGTTGTGCTTTTTGTAAAAACGGATCTTGATAATCTATTTTTCCTCCACCATAAATAGATGAAGCAAATAATTGTAATATTGTAAGTTTTGTTTTTGCCATAAAATCATTTAAGTCAGCACCGATATATGAGATGTCAGGCAGTCCGTCATTATCAAGATCCCCGTCATAACTAAAGGTTGCAGGATCAGATAGTGCCGAAACTTGATACAGAGACAGACAAGAAATAAAAACCTTAACCGGAGACATGTCATTGAACACTTTATTGTATTCATCTGTCTCAAACATTAGTTTTGCCAAGCTACCATAAACTTCATTCTCATCATCTGCTACAGTCTCTCGGGTACACTCAATTGATAGTATTATTGTACCTTCCCAGCCAGTGGGATCTCCATCTACATCTGTAATAATATAATCGGATGTCCAGTTATCTATTTGTGATAAAATGCTTTGTTTTTCAACATAAACTAAGTTGTAAGAGTATGTATAAGATCCGTCATCATTTAGTTTACGCTCTTTAACAAAAACATATGTAGAGCCCCCATACTGCATAATATTGTCAGTTTGAGATACTAAATCATTAATGTCATCATACTCACCAAAAATTACTTTAGTTAAGAAACCATTCCAAGTGGTGGCATTCCATTTTAAATTCAGTGCAAGTGTGATTGGCTCTTTTAAGATCTTTGCCTCATCCAAAATCATTTGTCTGACAGCATCTTTGCCGCTGCTTGGCGTTTCTTCACTCAGCCCAGATAGATTCATTATCTCATAGTATTTTGAAGCAGCTTCCTTGATATCAACGAGTAATGAAGACTCAAGTGTGTCAAATGATTCCTGATATTTGGATATTTCTTTTTTGAGAAGGCTATACACTGAGTTGGCAAAAATTTGATTGTCCATAAAACCAAGATCAAAACCATTAAATACTTGGATGCTGATTAATGCCTGCTCTATGATAAACGCTCGAACAAGCAATCGCAAACTTGTATTTAATGTGTTTCTTCTAATTTCGCTTAACGAATCACAATATTCACCAGTCAATGATCCATTTAATAAAAAGTTCATTGTGTTTACCGCATCTGCTTTTAGACCCTCAACATCAAAGATATCGTTATCTAATAATAAATCTAATTTATCAAAGTCTGACGATATGGTAGGAGGCGAGGTGCTACTGTCTGTTGAAACAGAGGAATATTTCTGCCCATTGATGTAATCGACAAACTGTGTAATAATACTTGAGTTTACAGAGGTAGAATTAATCTTTGAACCAAATACACCGACACCACTTAGGCTTGATGGTTTTAAACTAGTAAAATCAATATCTTGTAGATTATCAATATCAAATCCAGAACTAAACGATCTCGCTCCAAGTTCTCCAGTTGTGTTTTTGTCCCCCAAGGTTGCAAGTGTGGTGCCAATTTTGTATACATCTGATTTATATTCAACTTGCTGATAACTTAAATCTTGTCTTAAATTTAAGGTGACAATATCGTCAGCAAAGCCAGCAGGGCGGGCATCTATCTGTTGAGCGGGGTCTAGATTATATCGACGAATTGTAGCAACTTTATCAGAGTTGTCGTTTCTGTCTACCTCTACTTCATATAAAGTATTTTCGTTAAATGGGTCAGTAAAGTCTGTTGTGATAACTTCTAACCCACCAAGACCAGTGTCGGCTTCTTCAATATTGGCAGCGATATTATTGTAATACCAGTTCTCCCACGAATCTGTGATTCCAAATGCTTCTTTCATTTGAGCAAATACAATGGCTGCATCATCATCATCAAGCCCCTTGTTATCTACATTAAAGTTTCTTCCAAAATTGTGCCCAGGCGCTGTTGAGCCAGCTAAAGTTTTTGTAGGCGTCAACGTTGTTTCAGTTGTTCCTGGTGTATAACCAAACAAATATTCATCACCTTTTGCCTCAAGCGAAAAATTGCTAAAAACTAAAGATGGTTTGTTAAAAAGATAATCTGTTTGACCAAGCGATTGATTCCACCAATTAATATACGAGCCTGAACCAAAAGCGGGCGCAACATCACTATAAAAAGTTTCCATAATTGGATCAATCAGTGCCTCAGAGGTTTTTTCTGACACCTCTTTTACAACTGGAGGAACTTCTTCTATAAGTCCGTTTGAACCAAAAATATCTGGAAAACCTGGGAGTAGCTTACCTTCTTCATATTTTTGTAATCTGTCAACAGCTTTTAGAACTCTTTGTTTCTTTCTTTCTTTTTCTTCACCAATAATCTGATCGATCTCGGAATCTGTTAATGTTGGATCTTGTCTTTTTAATAACTGAGCCCTAACGAGCGCCAGTCCTCCGCCATCTCCCAAGCTCTCTGGTGTGTCTGCTACGCTCGCTATAGAATTTGGTTTTGTTAAAAAAGATGGATTTATAATCTTGCCTATTCCCGACATTACATCGAGCACATCTTGCTTGTTTTTAAAAACAAGACCATCATGTGAAGCATTTCTTGTTAGAACTTTTGTGCTGAGATTTAAGACATTTTTAGACGGCTTGCCTTTTAATAATGATTGGAACTCGTCTGGTTTTAATACTGCTGACAGTTCATCTACACCTGTTGAGATTTCACCTGTAATTTGAGTTAAGTCTGATTGTTTCAAATATTTTTGCTTTAACTTATCTGGACTTTCAACATCTGCAATGGTAATTGGCAATCCATCAGGAATTGGAGTATCTGATAAATCAAAACCTGATATTTCTAAACGGGATGGTGATGATCTTTTTGATAAAATATTACTAATGATACCTGAAAATCCTTTGCCTCCCCTTAGTGTTAATAAAGAAGCAAAAGTATTGGGATTATTTATATTTTCCAAACTAATACCAGCGGTTTCAGATAGCCAAGTTTTATATTCTGTATTCTCGCCTATTGTCTGCTTTACTTGATTTGGATTTGACAGTGAAAAATCTGTAAAGTCTTGAAAAGTTTCAATAATTGCACCAATTGCTCCTTGAAGCAACAAATTGCCTAAGTTTGTTTTTAGTTGATCCATCGCTGGTTTTAAAAAATCTTTGGTGTTGGGAAAAAATGGTGGTAAATCCATTTCTTGTAAAACCGGTCCAGCGGCTTTGATAGCAAAACTACCAAATTTTTCTTGAGTGTTTGCTACTCCTCTTTGCTCGTCTTGGAGTTGAAAGGCGGGCTGTAATTCAGGATCATCATAAATATCATTGCCATAATTTATAATAAGGTCGTTTAACATTACTGGAATGGATTGTTGTGTTAAAAGACCAACACTTATTTTAGCGATAACATCATTTAATGTGTAATCTAACTTTTGATATAATGATTTTCCCTGTTCATCATTTTCTAATATTTGTTGCTTTGATAATAAGTCATTATTTTCTGGCTCTGTGTTTGGTGAATTGTTATCACTCATACCAGTGACTTCATCAATCTTTGATTGAATTGCTGATGGAGAAGTCTCCTCTGCACCAATATAATCACTCTCTAATTTGGCGTTAGAAGCGCGTTGAGTCTTCGCAATCGGATCGTTAATTGTTTGTGTCTCTCTCGATAACTCCTCATCTGTTTTACAAGATGGACCTTGAGGTTGAGATGATTGAGGTGCGTAGTTTCCATTGTCATCATAATCACTTAGTCCATCGTTTGGATTATCTTTAGCTTCAATAATTGGAGTTGGTAAGGTATGTTTTTTTAAAAATTCAATAAAATCAAACTCATCGCTGTCTCTGTTTTTTAAATCTACAATCATTTCCTCAATGCGTGTAAAATAATGCATTGTGGTTATATGTGAAAATTCATCTTGTTCTAAAAGACAATTATATCCGATTGTGTATTGTTCATTGTCCACCAAAAGATATCTAAGTTTGTAATCAGTATCAAGACCCAAAGTTATGGTTTTTTCTTCTTCATTTGGAATTGTACAATCTGGATTAGTGATATTGATTGGTTGTATGTTGTTAATCTCTATATAATTTACTAATGCCTTAGTAGCATTGACCCAATTAAGCATTTCATTTTGAATGTTTATATTTGTTATAAACACATCAGAGTCGGCAAGAGTTGGTAATAATTCTTTCATGCCTGATAAAACAAGGAAGGATCCTTTGAGGCAGCGAGCCATAGGATATTCTGCCACAACCCTTTGCTCTGGAATATCAATACTACATGTTGCTGGATCATCTTCAACTAAATCAAATTCTGTCTTTAAAACAGAAATTAACACCTTCATTGGCACAAGATTTTGTTCAGATGGCGTGACATATTTGTCTTCAAAGCTTGAAGCTGTTATAATTCCTCTTGTATCATCTAATACAGAAGTATCCTTGCCATAAAATTCTAATAATTTAAAAACACCAAGACGCTGTGACTCAGCATATCTGGTCTCAGGGTCATCCCCTGGTGTTGTATGTTCGCTATCAACAACAATATAATATTTGTCGTCCTCAATGAACGGCGAACAAGCGTCGAGATATTTCCATTTTTCAATGTCTGGCATTAGTTAACCTTATTATATTTACTATTAATTGCGCTTTGAGTTACACCTGATAGGTATTTGTATTCAAGAAGCTCTATATTAATTCTTTGTTTAAAATTATCGACGATACCTTCCATCAAATTTATTGTACTTTGAACACCGGCAGATATGAGGTCGAGTGCTGGAATGGTTTGTATTGGACCTGGGATTGCACCTCCGACACCTTGGTGTGTATGCCCCATCACTTTTAAGTTAAAAGAATTTTGATCTTTCATATGATTTAAAAGTTGCGAGCTTATTTCTTTTAGCCTATTGTCTAATTCCTGTATTGCCTGGACTAAGTTTGCTCCCTTGACCATTGGCTGAAGGGAGGTGACATCGTTGTTTGCGACCAGTTGTATGCCGCCATATCCAGCAGTACCACCTCTTGAATTTGTGTCTTCAGTTCTTGTTACAAACATGATGCTTTCACGACCAACAATACGAACTGCGTCAGCCTTAAATCCGACACCAGACTTACCAACAGAATCACCAGGAGTGTTAAAGTTTCTGTCAATGTCTGTTTTCTGGCTAATATAAATTCTTGCGGCGTCCTGCTCCATGTTTGGATCGTAGTTTAATGAAGAATCAACAGGCGAGCATTGTCTTCCCGCTACAATGTCAATTGCTGAAGCACCAGTATGTCCTCTGCCGCCGTAACCGCTACTACGACCGCCTGGTCTATCACGACCCAAAACAATACTAATATTGCCTTGGTGCATTACTTTTTCGCCATCTGCCCTAATATATTTTGGTGTGGGCTCAAGCATTCTTTCATTGTTTAGTCCAGCAATTCGTAAACTTTCTTGTGCGTTAGCTGTATTAGATACCACACTTGAAACAGGATCTAAGCCTTGGTTATCAACTGCTGGTGCGAAGTTTGGTGTCTGTATTGATTCTAAAGTTCTCGACATGTATATAAATAGTTGTTATTAAAGTTATGTTGGTGGTAATGGTGCTACACCTCTTTGGTCCCAACCGGGATCTTCTCTATCAAACTTGTCGGGCAAATGTTCTCCATCCAAACCAACCCAAGTATTAGCATATCCTTGTTGCTGACGATCTGGATGGCGGTCGCCAAGATTGCCACCCCAGCGGGTGTTTGAGGACATATTTTTAGAACCTCCATTAGCATCGGCTACGCCACAACGGTGGTTTCTTTTAACAATAGAAAATTGAGATGCCGGATACCATCTATATTCAGATGATGCCCAGACTGGCTTTTGTTGTCCTGCCCAATTTCCTCGATATTCCCAGTGCCATCGTTCGCGAGTAACAGTCCGAACAAAACCATAGCGATAAGCGTTTTTAACCAGCCACTCATATTGACCTGGACCTCGTGTGTTCATATCAACAGCAAACCCTCTTTGATGTGGAGAAAATCCTGCGCGGGCTGCATTGTAAGGATCCTCCGCTTTTAGTCTTTCTTGTTCTGCATATGTTCGGAAACCACTTGTTACTTGAAGTGTTACGCCTTCAGCAGCGGCTGCTTGAAACATAGGTCTTAAGTACACTGCGATTTCTTTTGGTACTATTTTACCATTAAAAACAACAAATTCAGAAATAGTGCCACTTCTTTTGCCACCGACATAAGTGTCTTGCACATCTTGTATGATCTCACCATCAGGAATATTTTGATAAACCCCACCTGCTGCCCCGCCTGGACCTCCGGCATCTAAAAGAGAAGGGTCTTCACAGATATCGTCTATTGTTGTTGGAGATCCCTCTGTTGGGTTATTTTGTGGAGTAGGTAATTGTGACATATCTTTCTATTAATTAGTTACTACTTGAGACTCAGTGCCGATTGGATCTCCTGTTGGATGCTGTGTATTACGCAAAGTCGAATCAGTGGCGCAGGCAGTTTCAGCAGTTAAAGCAGATTTGGCACCAAGCGAGCGTAGAACCAACTCAACAAATTGTGGGTCATTTTCAATAACTTCATTGATAATAACTTTGCTTTTTGTATCTGGACTTTCATACGATATTCTTACAATTGATCCTGGGGCGATATCCTCTTCATCCCTCATCGCCTTTGAGGTTACAATAGCCTCTTGATAAGCTTCTAAATTAGCAAAGTTTCTGCCAATAATTCTATTACCACGGCTTTGTCCTGGGTCAAGAGGCGTGTTTCTTTCTTCAAGTAATGTTGGTGGTGGAGTATTATCACCAATATTTGAAAAAATGTAAACATAATATTCAGGGAAATCAAGAAGCTTTAACGCCTCAGTACGTTGATCGGCAATAGAATCTTGCTGCCCTCCTGTAAGAAGATCAACAATACCAGAGTTGAGAGATCTACTGCCTTCTACTATGGCACCTGGAGCCGCGCGGAGGGCACCAAGTGCTCGTCCCCAAGCAGATTTACCACCATGTGGTGATGGCAGGGGATTTTCACCTTGGGTTACTTCTTTCTTCTGCATAATCATGGCGTATAGCCCCATCAATGGACGACCTTGATTGGCAGCCAACTTTTTTTGAAGACCTTTTAATTTGCCACTTTCTAAAACATTGTTAAACTTACTTGTCTGTGTCTCAGTTTCTTCATAGTCGCCAGGAATAAGTTCCTGTGCTCCACCAAAAATCTCCTCTAAAGCATCAAAAAAAGCAGCGTACTGAATGTTTTCATTCAATACTCGCTCTTGTTCTTCTCGTTCTTCACGAGCCTGTCTTTGTGCTCCCGTCTCAAACGTTGACATCAACTCTCTCCATTAAGCAAGTCAAAGATCTCCGTCTTATCATCATCAGTAAGACCAACTGATGCGCTCTTCTTTTTCTCTAACAGCGTGACAAGCTTAACAAGTTGCTCGTTAGAACGCTGGAGTGTTTCAACATACTTGGCTGCGACGGTGCCTACTTCCGTGTGGCGTGCTTCGTCTTTGCTCAAGTATACAATTAAATCGTTTAACAGATCTTTTGTGATCTCGCGATCTTTCCTGATATTTTCAATTGCTTCATCAAGATAATTATCTGTCTTTTTCATGGTATTCGTGCTCCATAATAATTAGAAGCACTTTTAATTATTTACAGCAACATTCGCACTGACAAGGTGCTTTGCAACCACAGCAATCGCAT